ATATTTCTTGACAAATAACATTGCAATTGGGGTATATATCAGCATCCATCATCCAAAATAACGGGGGACAATGTCATTATAACTACCCAAACTCAAATAATAAAGCGGACCATACCAGTTTTATAAAATTCAAATTTACAGAGCTTGACAAAGTCCCTGAAATTTTTCTAATAACTTTTATATTTTTATATAAAGGAACAAATATCCAAAGTAATACGATCATGAAGACAGAGACAAAGTTAAAGAACAGGTATGCGAGCAAGCCCCAAGAGGTTCGCGAGTATATGAATGATTTAATAGATCAGTTAGTTTTAGATTACGGAAGTATCAATCCAAGTTGGTCATTAAGTTTAGATATGATCAGTGATTGGTACGATGTATATGTAAAGGCAAAGTCAGAGATTGCTGAGACTGGAGTAAGTTTCATGAGTAGCAGAGGTGATTTCAGAACGCATCCTGCGTTCAATGCCATGAACACTTCATCAAGTCAGATTCAGCATTTGCTTAAGTCATTTGCTGCGAGTCCATATCAGAAGAGCAAGATGAAGGCATTGGACAAAGACATTTCAGACAGCAGTGAGTATATTAAGTCAATTATGGAGAACGATTGAAAAAGTTCAAAGATGCTAGAATGACGCTAGATGACCTCAAAATAGCGGATCGTATAAATATATGATTCTTAGATTTGACATTACTAGAAGAGGATCTAGGGACTAAAAAGTTGCTATATTTAAAACTATTACGACTTCAATTTTTAATATTCTTTAACAGTATTTTAATACTTTAAATATATTACATAAATATATTACATCTTTATGTAGATGTAAGAACATAAATATATATTTCAAACAATGAATAAGATTATACAAGAACAATCACAGCCCCAGACATTAAAGATCTGTTACGGTAACGATTTCAGTCTTAACGTATCGGTCAATATATGGGACGCTGATACGAGTGCTTGGAGTAAGTTAGATCTAAGTGCAGCGAGTGATGTTGAGTTATTCTTGGTTTCGCAGAACGGTAAGCGTATCAAGACTACTTCAAGTATAGAGCAAGATGGGAGTTTAGTTGCGCAGATTCCCAGTACCTATTTATCAAAGACATTATACAGTATAGAGATCACGTTCAGAATGGACGGTAGGAACAGACGTACTTACAGCCCGTGTATGATTCAGATTGTGAACAGCACAGATGAAGCAGGTGCAAGTGTTACAGATTATGTAACTAATGACGCATATCATTTTGATATTATGATCAAGAACGATATTGCTTGGTTAAATATTGGTTCATTGCCCAAGGAGTATGTCACAGAAGAGGAGTTAGGTAATGTGTTAGTTTCATATGTCAAGACAGAGGTGTTGAACAGTACGTTAAGCAATTATGTAACTAATTCATCATTATCTACTACATTAAACAACTATGTGACAGATAATGAACTAAGCACCACATTAAACGACTATGCTACAACGCAGTATGTAGACGATGCAGTATCCCAGATAGATCTATCAGATTACTACACATCAAGTCAGGTAGATACGATGTTAGACGATTACGTTACTAATTCATCATTATCTACTACATTAGGAGATTACGCTACAACGCAGTATGTAGACGATGCAGTATCCCAGATAGATCTATCAGATTACTACACATCAAGTCAAGTAGATACTATGTTAAGTGATTACGTCAACGATGCAGAGTACGACAGCACCAATCATAACATATTATTAAAGAACGGAAGCAACACTATTGCTACTATAGATGCAAGCCCGTTCATAGTTGACGGTATGGTAGACAATGTTGAGATAGTCAACGGCAACTTAGTCATATCATTCAACACAGATGCAGGAAAGCAAGACATCAGTATTCCAATCAGTCAGATCTTTGATGCAAGTAACTATTATACATCAAGTCAGGTAGATACGATGTTAAGCAGCTATGCTACTACTAATTATGTAGACGAAGCAGTATCGCAGATAGATCTATCAAGTTATGTAACTACAGACGATTTATCAAGTGCAGGATATGTTACAGAGTCATATGTAAGTTCATATGTAGATTCATTAGATTCACGAGTAACATACTTAGAAGAGCATCAAGGTGGTGATGTAGATTTAAGTGCTTACGTCACTTATAATGAATTAGACAATTATACATATACTATTGCTACAGCACTTACACGAGACAGATATGATATTTTAAATACATATACATATTTTAATAATTATTATACAAAGACAGAATCAGATTCTCGTTATACTACGCTTACAGATCTCAAAAATATATTTATAGAGCAATCATCATTTAACGATGCAGCTTATACGACAGCTGCAGGATTATGTGACCTTGATAGTAGAGTGTCATATTTAGAAGAGCATCAAGGTGAAGGTGGAGATGTAGATTTAAGTGCTTATGTCAAGCAGACAACACTTGACACTACTTTGGCAAGTTATGTCGCATATGTAGATTGGGACAATTCAAACGAGGCGATAGCATACGAGTTACTTAGCAACAGGTTAGATCATATGTCAATCAATGACAACTTTTCTAATTATTACACCAAGACAGAAGCAGATTCTCGTTACGCATCAACAAGTTGGGCAGATGGTAAGTTTGTGAAACTAACAGATGATGTCAACAGACAGCAAGCGATAGCATATGCCATAAGTTATCTTAACGACAATATTGGTCAAGGCGGTGGCACTCCAGATCTTTCAGCATATGTAACTACAAATACAGTCCAGACGATAACTGCACGTAAGACATTCAGTGACGAAGTAGCGTTCAGTAGTGCCGACCAAAGTATGTCATTTGTCGATAATGCTAACGGTATACGTAAGACAGGCAAGATGGCACGTGGCGCATTCAATCAAGCGGTCATCGGTCAGATCTGGGCACCATCTACAGCAGCATCAGATAACACTTGGAACTGCACCAATCAAGTTAATACAATAAAGTTCCAATATGTAGATGCTAATGGTAGTGATATTAAGAATCCAACATTACATCAGTTAGCAAAGATAGATACTACAGGTATATATGAAGGTACCACGTTGCTTGCTAACAAGTATGTTCAGTCATCATATATCAGAAACATCGTTCAGATATCACAAAGTGATTATGATCTGCTTACACCAGATTCAAATACACTTTATATAATATTATAAATAAATTCATATATTAAATAATCATGAGCAGATCAAAATACATTAATACATTCAATACTACAGCAGAATATGATGCTTATATAGAGTCAGCATATCCAGAGTTTCCAAATGTCGGTTATGACAAAGAAGCAGGAGTAGTTAACATAAGAAGACAGTCACCAAATGATTATCAGATATGGGGAACGACAACAGCAACAGAGAACTTCAACATTAAGTTAAATGGTCAAAATGTAGAGGTTACTGTGGATCCTGATTTAGGAGAGTTTTATCTTACAGGATGGACAGGAACATTAACAAGTTTAAAGAACTGTTTTAATGAAGCACGACATATTACATCTATAAAGAAGTTTGCACTTGATACGTCAAATGTCTCAAGATTTGATAATGCGTTATATAACTGTGTTAATATGATCACACTTAATTTTAATAATGTTAATGTTAAAAGTGATTTAACTACTTCATCATTTAGCTATATGTGGTTAGGAACAAACAACTTAACAGATATATATTTAAGTGAAGAGTCAGCATTAATGGCATTTACAAATAATTTACATTCACAAGGTGATAATTATATTAGATCATCAGCAACGATACATTACAATGATGTAGATTACAAGTGGCAGAACAATGCTTGGACACCACAATCATAAATATATTTTATATGAATCATGAAAAGAAATAAGTATATAAATAGTTTTGATACAACAGCTGAATACGATAATTATATAGAGTCAGCTTTTCCAGAGTTCCCTAATGTTAGTCTCACCAAAGATAATGGAGAACTTCATTACAGAAGACAGTCCCCAAATGATTATCAGATCTGGGGTACAACGACAGCAACAGAGAACTTTAATATTATGTTAAATGATAGATATGTAGAGGTCACAGTGGATCGTGATTTAGGAGAGTTTTATCTTACAGGATGGACAGGCACATTAACAAGTTTACAAAGTTGTTTTAAAGACATAACACACATTACATCAATAAAGAAGTTTGCACTTGATACGTCAAATGTAGGAAATTTTACCACTATGTTCATGTCTTGTAGATCATTAAAAGAAATACACTTTGAAGAATGTGATTTTTCAAATGCTTATGGTTCTTTTGTTTTTGCGATAACACCTTCATTAACAGATGTTTACATCACAGTAGAAGCAACATTAATGAAATTAACGAACAACTTAGCTTCACAAGGCGATGTTTATATTCCATCATCTGCAACTATCCACTACAACGGTACTGATTACAAGTGGCAGAACAATGCTTGGACACCACAATCTGTATAAATATACATTATACATATAGTTATGAAAATTTCAGAAGCAAGTAACATATATGTAGGAAACAGTGCTGCGAGTGCTGTATATTTAGGAGCGGATTTAGTTTGGCCTACTCCAGATGTTCATTTTGATTATTCCATTAGTTTGCACGGCAACTGGGGACATCATGTGCCTAACGGATCCAATCTTAATTTGACGGGCAATTATTGGGTAGGATTATGGGACAGCAGCGGCACTAATATCACAGGAGATTACAATTGGAATGCTACAAGCAACATCACGCAGGTTGATATAGATCGAATGGACAATTCAGATCCTACCTCACGCGTGTTGAACTACAAGTTAAATATATCAGGTCCAGCAACACTTACTATCACAGATAAGAATGACAACACTAATGTTAAGTTTAAAGTAAAGTTTAATTCATGAACATAGAACCAAGAAAATATGAGTAAATTTATAGATCTAACACCAAAATACCATGATAAAGATCCTGAATATGACATTCATGGATATGTAGATTATGTGAAGGGTGTGTTAGATGGATCTATAGTTGCTTGTGAGTACATACGACTTGCATGTCAAAGAACGCTTGATTTTGACAATAGAGATGATATGTATTTTGATGTAGAAGATGTGGATTCAAGAATTCGGTTCATTTGGAAACTAAAACACTCAACAGGACAGCATAATCATAAACACTTTAGGTTATTGCCTTGGCAGTTATGGTTGATAAGTCAGATCTTTGGATGGAAGTGGAAGGACACAGGATTTAGAGTCACAAGAAAAGTATTCTTGATGATCTCACGTAAGAATGGTAAGACAAGTATAGCAAGTGCGTTAAGTCTTGCTGCAATGATTGGTGATAAAGAGTCAGGGCAAGAAATAGATCTAATTGCTAACAATTCACGTCAGGCAGGAATTGCATTTGAGCAGATAAAGAACTATTGTGAGTCAATAGACCCACAAGACAAAGTTTTCAAGAGATATCGTTCAGAGATTCGTGTACCAATGTTAAAGTCAAAGATACAGGTATTGTCATCTGAGTCAATGGGTCTTGACGGTTATAACTCAAGTGTTGTGCTTTTCGATGAGTTTCATGCGCAGAAAGATTGGAACTTATATAATGTGATGAAGTCCTCACAGGGTGCAAGAGAACAGCCGTTAATGATTGTACTTACAACTGCAGGTTTCCTAATTGGAGAAACATACCCTTGTTATTCAACATGGGAAACCTGTATTGAGATATTGAGACGTGAGAAGCAGGATGACACATATTTTTCTGCTATCTATCAGTTAGATCCCACTGATGATTGGGAAGATGAAGATGCTTGGATAAAGTGTTCCCCATCTTTAGATCAGACAGTATTCAGATCATTTATGCGTGATGAGATTGCAGCTGCAAAGAACAACACAGCATTAGAGAATGGAGTTCGTACTAAGACACTAAATGAGTGGAGACAGGCAGAGAACGTATGGTTACCACACGAGTTGATAAAGTCACATATGCAACCATTATCAATAGAAGAAATGAAGAACTTACCAAATGTTAGTATGGGATATATTGGTGTCGACCTATCTGCTGTATCTGACCTTACTGCTCTCACGTTGATGGTAGAGTCAGATGGCAAATTTTACTTTAAGTCATGGGCATTTGTGCCTGAAGAATGTTTACAGGGTGGTGTAAATGCTCAAAGATATAGAGAGTGGGCAAACAACAAGTATATAGATATCACTCCAGGCAATGTTCAAGATTATGACTATATATTGGACAAGATAGTTCAGATAGACAAGATCATACCAATTGCAGGAATCTTCTACGACACGTGGAATGCCATTCAGTTTGCGGTCAATGCTACAAACTTAGGTTTACCAATGTTCCCATACAGTCAAGCACTTGGCAATTTCAACCGCCCAACAAAGCAATACGAATTATTATTAAAGTCAGGTCGTGTAGTGATGGACTACAACCCTGCTGTACTTTGGTGTTTTGCGTCATCAACGTTAAAGCAAGATTTCAATGGCAACTGTAAACCCATCAAGGCAGACAAGAACAATGGTAAGATAGATATGGTGATTGCCATGTTAGAGTCATTAGGTGGGTATTATTTAGACAATGCACCTGATGTTGAGTTGACTGCAATTTAATTGTAATTCTTTGTTTAAAAATTATATTTTTAATATATAATGTTATATACACAAGAACATGAACATACTAAATATTTTTAAGAGGAATGAACCTGATCCACAACCAATAGGCAAGGTGTTAAAGTCTGAGTCTACAGTGGAGCAGTCATGTACCTCACCATTACTATATCATTCATATGACCCAATTGATGCACTACAGTTACCTGCTGTGTATGCTGCATTGTCTATCATCAGTAATTCAATTGCCACACTCCCAATATATGTGAAGCAGTACAAGAACAATGAGAGAAGCATAATACCAAACCACAAGATACAGAAGTTGTTTTATAACATGTTACAGTCAAAGCATACAGTAATAAAACAGTTGGTTTTTGATCTCTTATTATATGGTAACAGTTATGTATACATCAAGAGAACGGACGGCAAACCCGAAAAGTTAATATACTTACAGTTCGGTGATGTACAGGTCAACTATAAGAAAGAGGAAGACATTGTTGAGTATCAATGTTGCAACCACAATCAAGTACCTAAGTTAGTCAAGCAAGAGGATATGTTGCATTTTGCTCGTGATACACGTGATGGTATAATGGGTAGAGGTTTCTTATATTTTGCTGCTGAGGTTATCAAGCTTGCAGGGTACACACAACAGGCAGCAGAAGACTATTTCAGATCAGGATGTTCGCTCACAGGCATCTTAAAGTTCAAGAATGGTCTTCGTGGTATTCAGCAGCAAGACATACGTAATCAGTGGATGCAGATTCACTCACATGGTGCACGTGGTGCAGGTCTTGGAGTATTAGGTGGTGATGCTGATTATATTCCTATATCACAGAACAGTGCAGACTCACAGATGTTAGAGACACGTGAGTTCAACTTGACAGATATAGCAAGATTTTTCAATATATCACCAATATTGTTAGGTGACTTATCACATAACTCTTACAGTTCCATTGAGGACTCAAATATAGAGTTCATCAATCACACACTTCTTCCAATCATCAACTTAATGGAAGAGGAGATTAATCGTAAGTTAATCACAGTAAGTTCACAATATGTTGACTTTGATGAGAACTCATTATTGAAGGGCAATCGTGCAAGTATAAGTAATTATCTTGCCTCACTTGTCAGCAATGGTATTATGACAACAAATGAAGCAAGACAGCAGATAGGGATGAATCCTGTTGATGGCGGTGATTCCTTAATAATACCCTTTACGGACATTTCCCAGAATACCATAGGTGGTAATGGTGAAGAACAAACTGATGATAATCTTTTAACAGATTAATTATAAATTTATATTTTTATATATACAATGAATAAGGAGATAAGATCATTCAATATTGCTAACACTGATGATTCACGTAAAGTTGGTGGTTATGCAATTGTCTTCAATTCCTTATCATGCGACTTAGGAGGATTTCGTGAAATTATTTCACCAAATGCTGTCACTGAAGAATTAGTAAACAACAGTGATATTATTTTTAATTACAATCACGACAATAACTATATGTTAGGTCGTTCACGCAATGGAGAGGGTACATTATCATTACGTATAGACGATAAAGGTTTATATTTTGAGTGTGAACTCCCCAATTCTCCTATGGGTGACAACATACGTGAGAGCATAAAACGTGGAGATCTGTCTCAATGTTCATTTGCCTTTGCGTTAGATCCCGATGATGAGTCAAGTGAGACATGGGAACATAGAGATGATGGTATTTATCGTACTATCAACAAGATAGCAGGGTTGTTTGACGTATCATGTGTCACTTTCCCTGCGTATGATGAAACATCAATATCTGAGAGAGCAAAAATATTACTTAATGATATGAAAAAGCAAGATATAGAACTTCGCGAGGACGAAAAAGATCCTGAGGATGAGAAGCAAGAGGAGCAGATGGAAAAGACTCCTAATGAAGATCCAAAAGAGGAAGAAAAGTCTAAAGACGAAGAGACTAATGAAGAGGATCGTTCTGAAGAAGAACCTGAAGAGGATGAAAAAGATACTGAAGAAAAAGATCCTGAAGATAAAGAGGATGAAAAAGATCCTGAAGAAGAAAGACAAAATAAATCTAGATTTAATACAATGGAAAAACGTTTCAGTTTATTGACAGCAATCCGTGAGGTTGCTAATAATCAAAAATTAGACGCTGCTTCTCAGGCTGTTGTAAATGCAGGTGCAGAGGCAATGCGTAATGCAGGTCAACCATTCAATGGTCAGATTCAAATTCCTGTTGGTGAGGAATTACGTGCAGATCCTGTACATTATACTGTAGAGGCAGACGGTGAGCATGTAGTTGTTACCGATTACCTTAACATTCTTGAACCACTTAAGGCAAAGAACGTATTGGTTGCTGCAGGTGCAAACTATTTAACAGGTCTCAAGGGTAACATTCAGATCCCAAGCATGACTGCTGAGAATGTATATTGGGAAGGTGAGATCACAGAGGCAGACAATGGTGCAGGTTCATTTGACCATATCAATATGGCACCACGTCGCTTGAGTGCTTACATCGACATCAGCAAGCAATTCCTTGTACAAGATACACTCGGTGCTGAGAACCTTATCCGCAAACTCTTAGTTGAGGCAATCAACGACAAGTTGGAAGCAACTATCCTTAGTGATGCTGCTGCAAGTGGTAATGTTCCTGCAGGTATCTTCAATGGTGTTACACCTACTGATATTACTGATTTTGCAAGTGTTTGCGACTTTGAAGCAGAGCTTGATGAGAACAACTTTATTGGTGATTTCAAGTATGTCATCAGTCCTAAAGCTAAGTCTTATCTCCGTGCTTCTATTAAGGGCACTAATGCTACAGGTATGATCATGGAGAATGACGCAATCGATGGTACTGCATGTGAGACAACTACTCACATGGCACAAGACACCCTTGCTTATGGTGATTGGTCACAACTTTATATCGGACAATGGGGTGCAATCGATCTTACCGTAGATCCTTACACTAAGGCAGCAAACGGTCAAGTTCGTCTCGTCATCAATGCATTCTTTGATTACAAAGTTGTTCGTGATGGCGCAATCGTACTTGGTCAGATCGACAGAGCATAATATTCTTAGAAAGATCCATCGTTGTGAAACGGTGTTTGCCATAATTTATTAATTTATATTTTTCGTTATTTATTATTGTTTTGTTTTCAGTGGGGCGAGTTGAACCCCTTGCCCCACTTTTTAAAATAAAAAATATGTAAAGTAACAAATGAACTATCTTAACCTTAACATATTAAAGAAGCACCTGAACATTGATGATTATTTTCATGGAGATGATGAGTATATTATTCAGTTAGGTACGATGGCAGAGCAGATGGTTGCATCAGATCTTGATGCTGACCTATCTGAGATAGTAAATGACAATGACGGTCAGTTACCATTACCAATTCAGCACGCAATGATGCTATTAGTGGGTAACATGTATCAGAACCGTGAAGGAGTTGCGTTTGCGTCTGCTACTGAGATACCACATTCTTACGAGTACTTACTCAGCAGATACCATGACTATACTAAATTTAAAGGATAAAGACAATGAGAGCAGGAATCTTGCAAGAAGAGATACAGATACTTAAGTTAACGCATGAGACAAATGAGTTTGGAGAACCATTTGATCTTTATACTCCATGCTACAAGACACGAGCAGAGGTGACACCGCTGTCTGGAGGCAGACAGGATGTAAATAGCGAGGTCTTTTATGCGCATACATACAGATTCATTGTTCGCAGATATGTTGATGTTAATGATTTTGATAGAATATTATGGAAAGACAATCAGTATAGGATATTGAATATAGATGACGACAGACAATATAATCAAAAAATTATAAATTGTGAACTTGTGAACTTATAATGGCGAGAAGGATAAGATTAATAGATGCCAATGAGCAGTTAAAGAACTTTTTCGGTGAGGTGTTCAATCTTACTGAGACAAGAATAATGCGGGCAGCACGACATGGTGTCAGCAATGCATTGAATCTTATCAAGGACAAGACAAAGTCAAATATAGCAGGTTCATATTTTAGATCAGCAACGTCACAACATTATCCTGTCGGTCTTATACAAGGTGTGAAGGCATATCTCTATCAAGGTGAGCCAACAGGTTTTGTAGATATATTAGGCAATACCCGTACTAACGACGGCACATGGAGATTACGATTCTTTGAGGGTGGCACAAAGCAACGTAAGTCAAAGAACGGAAGATCCTATGGAGCATTAAGAGGAGCATATTTCTTTGGAAATGCTTATGCCTCTATTGGCAGTGATGCCTATGCTACGATACAGCAAGCAGTCAATGAGGCAGTAGACGAAATAAATTCAAAAGACATATAATATGACCAATTCACTTCTAATAACTAAGTACCTAAGAGAAATATTAAGTAAGGATGATGAGTTAATGAAGATGGTTCCCATTGACAAGATCTTTGCTATTGATGCTAAGTTAAGCACAAAGTTTCCTTTTGCTGCAATAGAGAGAACCAATATTACATCAATAAGATGTAAGGATGGTCAGTATGAGGACAACGTAAGTGTTACCATATATGTTGCAGACAACACATATATTGGAAGTGTAACTATTGCCAATGAGATACGTCATTGGTTAGAGGGTCACAGATATAAGGATGACACCATTAGGATTAGTGATGTCAGATTAAGTGGAGCAAGTGAGGTATATGCCAATGACGCATATATTCATAAACTCGACTTTGAAATTAGAGTAAACTAAAAAAAATATCGATATTTTATTATGAGTACAACTATTATTAAAGGTGATGAACTTCAATTGTTCTACAATGGTAATGCATTTGCATGGGCAACTTCACACACCTTAACTCTCACAGGCAATACAGTAGACATTGCTACGAAAGATCATGGAAGTTGGGGCGCAAGTGAGATTGGTAACATCACATGGGAGATCACATCTGAGAACCTTTATTCAGAAGATGATTATGATTCACTTTTCGACCTTATGGTACAGAAAGAACCAATCGATGTAGTTTTTGCTAAGGTAAGCAATTATGATCCTGACGGTTTGGTTCGTGCAGGTGGTAATGTACAGGCATGGACTGCATCTACTACTTATCGTACAGGTAAAGCTGTAATATCTAATCTTACAGCAAATGCTAATACAGGTGAAAATGCTACATATTCTTTAACACTTACTGGTGCTGGTCCATTGACTAAGGTAGCAGGACAATAAAAATTTATTAACATTTTGATATGTCAACACAAATTTTAAAAGGAGACGAGTTACAGTTATGGATAGATGAGATTGGTGCGTCAGTATATGCTACGTCACATACATTGACATTAACAGGTAATACAGTAGATGTTGGCACAAAAGATCATGGCAACTGGAATGCTTCTGAGATTGGTAATTTGACTTGGGAGATAACAGCAGAATGTCTTTATACTGAAGGACAGTTTGATGACTTGTTTGATATGATGGTTCACAAGACATTATTATCAGTAAGTTTTGCTAAGGTAGAGAACTATGATGAGAACGGTCTTCAAAGAGTTGGTAATACTGATGGTCCAGAAGAATGGACAGTTGGTGTAGGTAAGTCAGGTTTATGTTATATTACTAATTTAGCAGCAAATGCTAATACAGGTGAGAATGCTACATATTCCTTAACACTTACTGGTGCTGGTCCACTCATCAATGATGATCCTGCTTCTAATTTAAGAAAGCCAAATACAGTGAACATTGATTTTTCAGCAACCAAAAGACAGATTATAGCACACCCAACAGACAAGAATTTACTAACTAAGGTAAAGATGTATGATGCCAGTACAGGTGAAGAGATTCCTTTGATATATGATCAACAAAGTGGAAATGTGATATATAATGGACCTGACGCTACTAATTTGAACGTCTTAGTTTATTTTAAGAATGGCTCAATTCCTGATGGATGGTTCAATACTTCACACGTATGGGAAGACAATGTGTATATTGATGTCCCAACGATAGAAGCAGAATCTTGTCTTGAAATGATAGGAACAAGAATCGAGTTTAGTAAGAACGTCAAGTCTATTGGAGATAACGCATTCAATGATTATGATGGTGACAATATTCACGCGTTAGTGTTCAATGCAACAACACCACCTACATTTGGTCGTGACATATGCGGCAATATTGCTAATGTAACATCTGTTACTGTACCAACTGGAACATTACAAGCATATCAGACTGCATGGAGTGATTATGGGACTACTACATGGATAGAACAATGATTGTATGTAACGTACAATCGTTCTTCATATTCGAACTATATATATTCATAGAGGGTGTGAGAGCATCCTCTATTTTTGTCTTGATTTGATGAAATTTATTACCTTAATTATTATATTTTTATATATATCAGAATGATAAATATAACAGATAATGAATATGAAGATCACAATTAAAGACCAAGAAATAGAACTAATCTATTGTCAGCGCATTTATCTTAAGTATGAGGAAATGTACAAGAAGTCATTGAACATCGAAGACTTATCATCTTATACAGCAACAGCAGACTTATTCTATTGTACTATCATTGCTACATTAGAACATAAATCTAATCGTGATAAGTATAATATTACATTCACAAAGGAAGACTTCCTAGATTGGTATGATGATAATGCTACTATATTAACACATGACTTTACACAATGGTTCTTCAACAAGGTGCAAGAGCAGATGGACAAGTTGAAGAAACATGTTGAAGAACAACAGGAAGACAAGAAAGGGACAAAGTCAAAAAACTAATGCGAGTCCATGAGTACTTTCGCATATTAGTAGTTAATGCAAAGTTAGTTACGTACGAGTACTTCATGGACTACATACAAGATTGGGAGATAGAACTATTATTAGAAATGTCAAATGAGTCATATAGAAATGACTGGGAGACAGCAAGATATATAGCTTATTATAATGCCATAATGTCAGGCAATCTAAAGAAGCAATACAGTTCTAAGTCAATGACAGAACTATTTCCACTACCATACGATGACAGATACAAGATAGAAGAAGACCATAATATTGAGATATCTAACAATGAGATAGAAATGTTAAAGCAAAGATCTAATGCAGTGGGAAATAGATTGTTCAAAAAATAAAATTCAACAGTTATGTAAATGGCTAATACAGTTAAGATAGGAATTACCGCATCGGATGAGGGTTTTAAGTCAACGTTAGACAATATATCTAAGTCAGCAAAAAATGTTGGTGGTACTATATCTGCTGCTGGTAAAGAGTTTAAGACTGTAAGAGGTGCAGTCGGTGCATTAACTAAAGAAGCTCAAATGCTTACAGTGCAGTGGCGTGAGTTAGATGAGTCAATGCGCAATTCAGATGCAGGACAGCAGTTATATCAGCAGATGCAAGATACTATTGCAAAAGCAGCAGAATTAAAGGATGTCGCAGGTGATGTACAGAACGAGATTAAGAATATGGCATCTGATACCGCAGTATGGGATGGTATGTCTCAGGGTATAGGTGTCTTATCATCTGGTGTTCAAGGATTAGCATCAGTATATGGACTATTAGGTGGCGATGTAAAGGCATTCACACAGGCACTTACAGTAATGAACGGCATACAAGCTGTGACTAATACTATTATTGGAATAGGCAATGCACTACAAAAGGATAGTGCATTGATGACAATGCTTAGAATATTAAGAACTAAGATGTTGACTGTAGCAACAAGCGCATCTACTGTTGCCATAGGCGCACAGACAACGGCAACGGAAGCACAGACAGCAGCACAGCTTGCAAATAACGCTGCCGTTCTTGCTAACCCATACGTTGCTGTAGCAGCTGCTATAGTTGGACTTACTGCTGCAATAATAATTTGGACTGAATGCTCAGATGATGCAACTGAATCACAAAAGGCAATGCAGGCAGCAGCAGACGCTATGTCTGAAACAATGGATGAGGGTACTAAGAAAGCATCAGATCAGATCACAGCATATATGAAGTTAAAGCAGGAATATGACAACTGTGGTGGAAGTGTAGATCAGATTAAGAAAAAGATAATTAGTAACACAGATGCTCAAAAGAAAGCAGGTATACAAATTAAGAACTTAGACCAGGCAACTAGAATATTCTCTACTGAGGGCACAAAGGCATTCATTGCCGGATGTAATGCAAGAGCATTAGCACAGGCAGCAGAAGCAGCACAGGCAGCATTATATGCTAAGGTGTTAAAAGAACTGAATGATCTATTAAATAAGATAGGAACAGGTGAGGAAGTAAATATTTCTGACATCGAAGCACTTGCTAAGCAGTTGGGTATAGGCGCAAATGAAATGAAGAACCTTGCTCGTGCTGCTGGTTACTATGAAGAGCATATGACTTTCACAAAGAACAATATGCGATTATTAGATGGTAATGATGCAATAGAGGCACAACAACAATTTGTGCAGACATTGTTTGAGGCAAGTAGGGATCATGGAGCATTATCTGCATTAGCTAAGATGGGTGAAAACTGGTCTAAACAAGCAGCAGCATCATTTAATTCTGGTATCATAGGTGATATAGTCACTAACATGGAAAAGAATGCTAATGACATGGCTAAGGCAGCAGGAAAGGCAGGTAAACATGGAGCATCGGCAGCAAAACAACATGCAGCAGCACAAAAGAAAACAACACAAGAAATAGTTAAAACACTTAATTCATTAGAAGGGTGTGATGCTATCATATCAGAAGCAGAAAAATCAATAAAGAAACTAAATAAGACAAGTTCTACATATCAGCAAGACCTTGAAAAATTAAATAATACCATTATTGCTGCTAAGGCTGCAAAGCTTGAATTATTAGGTGATAATACATTAAAAGAATTACAAGAAGCAAAACAATTAATAAAAGATCTAATAAATTCTGTTCCATCTGATGCACCAATTTTAAATTCATTGAACACTAAACTATCTGATGTAAATAAGAAGTTAGAAGAGTTATATAAAAAGAGGGCAAGTTCCAATCTGCCTGAGGATCTTGAGGATCTAGAAGGGTTCTTGACTAACTTGTTAAAAACAATGAAGACATCAGATCCTGACTATAATAAGACTGTACAAAACTTAAAGCGCGTTAAGACTGCACTTGCTGACATAAAACAAGAACAGGAAGACATTTATAATGGTGTGCTGCAAGGATCTAACGTATGGTGGCAAAGAATATATAAGAGACAACAAGAGAGTGTCAAGAACTTAGAAGATTATTCTGTTTCTAATTCTGAGGTTCCAGAGTATAGAAGATATAAGCCAGCTGACATGGAGTCATACGGCATCAACATGGATTATTTCAAACAAGCCATGATAGATATGATGGGTGTTGAGAATGCAGAAACCATATTACATGACATAGAAGATGAAAATGCTAAGGACATTGAAGGAATATGGCAGACAGCAATAGATATGTACAAGGAGTGGTTAGAAAAGAAGTTAGCTGCTACATCTGGTAAGCAAGAGATGTATGTCGCTCCTAATTTAACAATAGATCCAACTTTTAACTACAAGATGTCTAACATCGAACTCTTAGATCAGTTGATAGAACCAATACAAAAAGCATATGATGAACTAAAAGAAAAAATAGAAAATAACAAGATAACAGACAGTTCATTAGAATCAGCAAAAGAACAGTTAAAAGAATATGGTCAGGCATTAAATAGTCTTAAACGTAGTAAAGTACTGACTGAGATACAAGATGACATATCAGAATACCAAACAAGTATAAGAGATGGCATAATTGGTGCTGCAAGTGATGTAAAGGGTGGAATGCAGACACTATATGACGCATTTACTAAATTACCAGAAACATTAGATAATGCAGAAAATGCATTTGAAGGGTTCTTTGCAGTGTTTGATTCTATGTTTAGTATAGTAGATGCAGTCATAAGAGTAATAGACACTATTAATACGTTAAGTGAGACATTTAGTATGCTCAATGCTGCAAGACAATCAGAAAGTGCAATTCAAAATAATGCTATTTCTGCTACTATGACACAAGCTATCGCTACAGAACAATTAACTGGAGCAATGGCTGGTAAGTTAGCAACTGATACAGAGTCTGTTGTTACTGCAGCAGCTGCGACATCAGCATTAAAGGCACAAACAGCTGCCACAACAGAATTGGCAGCAGCACAGTTCTTCGCAGCACATGCATCAATACCATTTGCTGGTGCAGGAATAGCATCAGGATTTGTTGCTGAGATGGAAGGTGTGATAAAAGGAGTTGGATCATTACAAATGCTTGCTAATGGTGGTATAGTACAAGGATCTACTACTATAGGTGATAAGGTACTTGTTCGTGCTAATGCAGGTGAGATGGTCATCAACAAGACACAACAAAAACGACTATTCGATATGATAGATCATGGTACAGTGGATAATTCATCTGGCACAGTCATATCTAATGTTAGAATAAAGGGAAGTGACATCATATTAGCACTCAAGAACTATGGTAAGTCACATGGAAATAAACAACTATCTAATTTACTATCATGAAACTATACGGGACATTCAAGAACAACAACGATGAGACTATAACTGTCATATTCTATAACATAAATGTAGAACATAGTGACATAAACATAGACGAATCAGATGACATAAGATTTAGTGATGAACCAGTCATTATATCAACTGAATGTGAAGATTCATTCACACATATAATTAAGACAACCGCTACCATAAACTTAGTAACAAGAATATGGTTAGGTGATTATTTATATGCTAACAATACTGAGTCTGTGATAGTTAATGTTATGAATGGTGATAAATGTCTGTTTGCTGGATATGTGACACCTAATTCGTTCAATCAGGACTTTGCTCACGATTGGGAGAATCTTGAAATAAACTGTCTTGACTATCTGTCATTATTGGAATACAAGTACTTCACAGATGATACAGATTATGACATACTTAAAATGAACACAGGAAATACATCTTTTGCTGATCTTATGAAAAGAATGAAGATAAACAATAAGCTGCAAGTGATTAGCAATCTGCCTGACTTGACAACTGATTCTAACTGGATAGAAACAGGATATGCATATGACAATGACACTTTTACTGCAGTAGAATCAAAGGTCAATATAGTAAATAGCACTACTGGTTTCAAGACTGGTGCTACAAGAATATCTACTTCGCTTAACCCTGAATGGGTACAATCAGAAGACACTACAATTGGTGATGATGGTAAGTTGTACTATAAGGACTTTGCTTATGTAGACATAAATAATGTAGCAACTAACACTGGTATATGGCAGCAGGGCGATGAAGCACCAATGCCAGAGGTAGTAGATACAGTAAACGTACTAGATGGTTGGTCTGATGGACCTATACATCAACACATGGAGTTCTTTGAACACTTCAGAATAGATTATGTAATGAGTGATGGATCTATAAAACGTGGAGATAATGATACCATAGGTGAACAAATACCATTTGAACCAAACACTACGTCTAATGGTTCATATTGCTATTATGTACAAAGTGGTCGAGATGATCTGATGACAGACACTGTTGATGATGCTACACGTGAGTACTATAAGAATTATGCTTATATTCATATGACAATAGATGGTGTAGTACATGAATATAACACTGGTCAGTATGATAGAGGACCATTGTTTGAACCAGAAAATCCAGGAGATCCTGTAGATCCAGGAAAAGAAACAAGAGACTGAAATTTATAATATTTTATTATGCCAACATTTACAGGAAATATTTATGACTTAGGACAATATGTTCAAGGTGTAACTGATACTAACTATACACCTCATATATGGTATGACCAGAGTAAGAACTATAAGAATGGAACTAATATCTTTGAGGACTTATCTGTTCCAATAGGTCTTATGCTTGGAGATTCAGAGGATGATGTATGGTCATATGAAGAAATATTGAATGAGATAATGCAATATCTTAATCTTCATATTATGATGATAGGATTTGACTACTATATCTTTGACTGGAATACACCACGTACTGAGGTAAACATAGAATGGTTAGATATAATGACAGGTGAGACAAAGATAGAAACATTCAACATCATAAATGTCACTAAGGATATGTATGGTGGTGATGACACACAGATCACTATGGATGATGTGTACAATCAAGTACAAGTTACAGACAATATAGAAAAGTTAGATGATGTGATAGAATCTCCATTTGATATAAAAAACTTGATTCCATTGAATGCCAAGACACAATATATGACTGAGTTTGGTAGTGATGGTGCTGATGGTAAGACATTTGTTCCATTTGTCACGCTTGTTCAGACTGGAAGTGCAGCAAATGATCTTGGTGCTAGATTCAATGAAGATGTTACTTGGACTAGGGAATGGTGGATGCAGATATATAAGAACAATAATTGGTCATTTAAGTTGAACAATGTAGATAACTACAGTGAGATACCAACTGATGGTAATGGATTAAGCTATGACTGTTGGCGCATGCTCAAGAAATTATATAACACACCATTCTATAGTGGTATAGTGGGATTTGGTAGTGGTGATAAGGTCAATAATAAGAATATGACTAACATCCAGAACATAGATGTGAAGGATAAATATATATGCATTGCCATCAACGGTAATGGTGTGGACGGATCGTCTAATAGTGAATACCCACAGCCAAGTACTTATACTACATTTCCAAATGACAATGATGTACAAAATTGTGGTCTAAACATAGAATATAACTTTCCACAGGATGGTAACTATAGTCCAGCAGATGAGAATATCACTAACTATATTGTGTTTAATGGTGATATCCTGATGACTATACCACAACAGATGTGCGGTGTAAGTGGATTCAGACCACATATATATGAAGATGACTTTGTTGAGTTCAAGACTTATCAAGAGAGATATAACAAACAGACATTAGATGCTAATGACAATAAGGCAAAATATTGTGACTATTATGTGTTCACAAGAAAGAACAACAACTTCGTAACATTCAAGACATATGCTAGATGGAATCCAAGCGAGATAATAAGTGGATATGACTTTAGAGGACATCTTACACCAAGCGCAGCAAACGATGACCATGGTACTTGGTATCAACAACTATACTATAAGAACTATAATGCTACACATACTGATAATCGTGCTGAAGGAGACATATTAGTTTCACCACCTATAGTAGATGGCAACTTAGCAAAACGATTCAAATATGCACTTGGATCTAAGACTTATTACGGACAATATGATGTCATAAAATATGTAGATGTGTTAGCTTGCCAACTTAAGATAGGTGACAAATATTGTGATGAGTCATATGACAGTGAGGGTAATAAAAAATTCAGTTGGAAAACAACAGATGAACTAATAGCTGAACAGAAATATCATGTAATGAATGGTAATCCTATCTATGATGCATATGTCTATCTTGCCATAAACATTGATGATGGAGAATACTTGATTGGAGATTCACATAAGATATATAACAACATATATACTAATATGGGTCTTGATAACACTACTGGTATGGCAATACCTATGAAGAATAGTGATCATCTAAGTGGTGAGTTAAGATTCAAGATAATTGGTCCAGTGAACAATACTTGGGATAATGGAATTAGAAGACATCCTACATGGTTCAGACATACTAAACTTACTGCTAATGAAGTACCTATTCTACCACATGTAGGACAGATATGGATTAAGTCATTTGATGTTAAGCTAGTTAGTGATAAGGGTAAGCAGACATCTAATAGTGATAATGACATAATCTATGTAAGTGATGAACAAAAGAAATTTATCAATAAACATGATGATACTGAGTTCAAGTTTACTACAGCACTAACAGCAGAAGAAGCAGCAGCAATGCAAGTGGAGATAACAGCTAACAAGAGTGATGTGATTGGTCCTGACAACATTCCAATACTATACATTACCAATACTGTGACAGATGAGACAGATAAGCCAGAAAAACATTATGTCGATGCATACTATAATGAATATAAAGATACACATATCATGGTAGACACTACATTACATAATAGCAATAGAATAAAATATTTCAACAAATATAGAATTGGTTATCTTAACAAATCGTTCTTCATCCAAACACAAGAATATAATGTGAAAACGGATAAGAAACTTCTGACATTAAAAGAAATTTAGAAAAATATCTATATTATAATATGATACACATAAAAATGTTCCCATCGCCAAAGAAGAGTGGTTCAGTCTTTGGATCATCAACTACTAATATTGTTAATAACACCTACAATCAAAGTGAGGCTGACAAATGGTTCTATTTCAACCCAGATGCGAATGCGGTGGTATGCAAATTTGACTTCTATTCTGTTGGTTCAGTATCTGCTAATGGCATGAATACAGAAGGTAGTGAGGCAGGACAATTACAGGTAGAAGACAACTTAGAAAGTACTTCTACTACTAAGGCATTGAGTGCTAATCAAGGTAGAGTACTTAAGAATCTGATTGACAACATAGAGACAAGTGGTGGAGGTGGACAAGTACTTAACACTTGTGACTGGTCTAATGTCACTAATAAACCTGCTACTTATACACCTGCTGCACATACACACAGTCAACTTGACATTAACGGTCTAGATAGCAGACTTAGTGCTACAAATAGTTCACTTGCTACTATATCACAGAACTTAGAAGCACATACTGAAAATCAATATGTTCATCTGACACATGCTCAACGTGATAGAATAAATCGTCTGCTACAAATAGATATGAATAAGCTTGAGGCACTACTTAATCTGATTGAAGTAGATTCTGCATCTGATACTATTACTGTAAATGGAAATATCTTTGCTGAGAACGATGTTACAGCAAGCGCAAATTGAAATATATTTATATTATTAATATATGGCTATATCATTAATTAAAATATCTCGTTGGTTAGGTGAAACACCAGATCTTGGAACATGCTGTACATCTAATAAAATCAATAAGTGGTCACTATACAAGCCAATAAACAACATTAGTAATACGACACTTACTGATGCTGACTACTATGATGCTAACTTTGGATATAACCTCTTCACACGTAGCACACCACATCAGATGGTATATAGTCTACAGAATCAGAATAGTAGTACATTATGGAAATATAATGATAGAACAGCACCCTATAGACTGACTGACTTTGATGGATATGTTCATGGTGCATCTAACCCATTTATGCTTGAATTTGTCAATGGCAATAGTGGTACAGCTAATACTTCATTGAAGATAACATGCGCATATGACTTGAATAACTTCATACAAAGATGGAAATATTTTGAAGGTGTCAGATCATATGCTGATGTAGTTGCTGTGTTCTATAAGAAGGGAACAATGTATGATGACACTGCTAATAGAGGAATATATGTATATAAGATAGCATCAAGGGTAGATGATGATATAGATAGTGACAAATTGTCGTTCATTATACCTAACATTTCTGTTGATACGTATGAGCTTAGAATATGCATAACTACTGCTACCACAGGATGGACTACTGGAGAATGGTATAACATAACTGATGCTACTACTATTACTGGTGAGTGGTATGCACTACCTCCTGAGAGTACACTTACATTCAATGTGAATAGTAGTGGTGGCGGTGGTGGCGGTGGAGGTGACCAGCCATCTACTGATTTCTTTAACTACATAGACTGGACATTTTCTAATCTGAACTATGATTGGAATGAGCCATATCTAAGTAACATTAACTTCAGAACAAGAGTAATGATAAATGAATCAAGAGAGACTGTAAGAGTTAGTGCTGACTTGTATTATGACAACTCAGCAAGAGGTCCTATTCTAATCAGATCATTCAGTCGAACACTTGATATGCAGGATATAATATATTCTTACATTGACATCAACTATAATGATACTATCACCACGATGACAGGTGCTAGACTTGATGATGGTATATTGAGCATTCGTATAGTAGGACGAATTACCATAAATGGCACAATGCAAACAAAAACATGGAATGTAAACATAGAACAATGAAAAAATCAACAGACTACAATAAAGACGGACATATTGGGTGGAAAGAACTCGACTTCCGTGATAAAGTTGCTTATACAATAGCAATTATTCTAATATGCAGTGGAATGATAATGTCATTTATGTGTTTTTTTATGACTGAAGATCATAACATTACAGATGGTGTGTTATTCTATACAGCTCAGACGTTTGTTACGGGCGGTTCATTACTCGGAATAGGAGTATGGGTAAAAGGCAAATTTGGCGAAATGAATAATTATATACATGACAAACTAGACAAATGAGAAAGCATATAATATTAGACCCCGGACATGGAAAGAATGGATTAAATACATCTGGAAAATGCAGTCCTATACTAGATGATAAAGAATGGGATTTAAACCATCCTTATGTATATCAAAAAAGATATAGAGAAGGCAATTCTAACAGAGAGATCGTTTGGCTGCTTACTATAGAACTGAATAAGTTAGGATATGAGGTACATAACACTAATCCTGAAGATCGTGAAATGGGATTAGCAACTAGAGTAAGACGAGCAAATGAAATATGTAAGAAATACGGTACTGACAACTGTCTTTTCATATCTGTTCATTCTAATGCCGCACCTACTAGCAATGGCAATCAGTGGAGCACTGCAACAGGATTTTCTGTATATGTGGCAAAACAATGTAGTGATACAAGCCGTTGTATGGCAAGCAAATGTTATGAACTTGCGTGCGCAGCAGGATATAAGGGCAATAGAGCAAGACCTGCAAAAGGCTACTGGGAGGCTAACTTCTATGTCATTAAAAATACTTTATGCCCTGCTATACTGACAGAGAACTTATTCTATAATACAAAATCTGATCTTCACTTGCTGATGGATGATAAAGTTATTCGTGACATAGTGAAGTATCATGTTGATATGTTAAAAAGTGTTAACACTTAAATAAAAAAATTAATTTAAATAATCATGATTATACAAGAAATAAATGCAACTGTGAATGGCAATTCACTTAGTGGTGAGGTGATAGTGCCTAGTCCTGTTCTTACTGCTACTAAGCAATCAGAGGATGGAAATCTTACTAAGTCACCAAACTTTAAACTTAAACTTACTGGTGTAACACCTGTGATGAACATTATTGACACAGTACAGGTTGAATTTACCAACGGTGACTTCAACTATACTGCTAATATGACTGTGATAAATTCACAACAAAATGGAACTGTCACACTGCAATATGTAGATGGACTGACTGTAGAAGAAGTAGAACATACATTTGAATGTGCCGCAACTGATATTCAAACAAGTTATGATTTAATATCTGGAGATGATAAAGTAGGTGGCACACACTTTTTATATGATGGGGTGGCAGTCCCAGCAGCAGACATAAGCTTTGGAACACTGAATTATCATAATATTACTGTAGGAGAACCTACAGCAAATGACATAACTTTAACTCCTAAGACAACGTTTCCTGAGATGAGCACAGGGGAATTTGTTGATACGTTAACCGCAACATATAAAGGAATGACAACAACAGTGAATGTGGTGCTAACGATTACTAAAGAAAATTTAGTAATCCCAGACAACACATTCTTTGGGGAGCTGACAGCAGAAATGTATGATGTAACGTTAAACTACGAAACGATTACTCTTGATTCTTATATAACTGCAAAGAACAATGGCAACCTTATATTAAGAACAAAGAATATGACATTTGATGGTGAGAAGTTTAACTTCGAGGCAGGAAACGACAACATACTATATTATGAGCTTTATGATGGAAATTGCTTTGAGAGCTTAAGATTTGTTGAACTTACTCCAGAGTATGTGCAGATCTTCTTGCAGAAAGGAAGATATAATAATGGATCATTTTCACAAGATGGTGATGACCTTATCTGGACAATAGATGACGTCATGAACGAACAATTTTTAGGAATGGTCTTTACTGATGCAATGAACCAAGTTGGTGAAAATATATCATGCAAGATGATTACAGTGACAGAGAAAGAACGACCTACTGAACCTACAGGTCCACATTTTTCTTCTCCAGTAGATGGTGATAATATAACTGGAACAATAGATTCTGAATTAGGTGAATTTAAATATCCTATAGAAGTCGTAGGATCTGATGGAAATAATATCTCTTATGACATCACAGCAGTAAGCGTGACATGCGATAATCAAGACGTTGCAGTTGGATATACCGAGGATGCAGATGAAAATGATATGTCATACATCTCTGGTGTATATATATACATTTATCAAGCAGGCAGCGGAACAGCAACACTTACATATGATAATGCTGATACTGGTGAAACATGCACCGCAACATTCACATATGACATTAGTGAAGGCGGAAGTGATGCAACAACTTGATGGAACATCTATCACATTCTGGGTACAATATAATGTAACTGATGCAAGAACAGTGTAATAATAAACTAAAAATTTTTGAATTAATATAATACTTATTTATATATTGTAAATATATATATCAAATTTCTGATTCATAAGTTTTTATAAAATTTGTCATAGTTTTAAAAAATATCTATAAATATTTATATGCAAGCTTGTTCGTGAGAATAGGCTTGTTTTTTATTTATATTTTTCTTATATTATTCTTTGAGCATAAGAAAAAAACCCTATCTTTGCAGTGTCTAACTAAAACTATATAACTATGAAAGTAAAGATTGAGATAGACGCTACTATCATGTACTGCGAATACTGTAATGTTAACTATGTTGACGAATGGAGCGAATACTGCAATTGGTACTATTACATACTTAAGGACATCACTGTGCTTGCTAACGGAGAGGACATCACTAAGAAGAAGGGCAAATATGTTATGGTCGAGAATCTTGTGAGGAATCATGTCACAGGACTTGACCATGATCTGCCCATTGAATTTAGACCACTTTGCGAGGCAGAATATAGTGGACGTGTGGAACTTGACGTAGACGAATTCGATCCAAAGAAACTGCAACTCAGAAAATGTACTTATGAATTTGAGAGTATTCCATATGCTATTGATGCTTATCATATACTGTATGATGGCGAACTGATTGAACTTGAGAATTACTATTCATGGAAATATGATGAGGATGACGTTAATGAAGATCTGTTCTTTGAGATAGAATGATACAATGTTTTAAACATCACATGTTTGAAATAAATCGAACGTCGATGTTCTCACGAATGTCGACGTTCTGTATAAATTTTAATTATTAATTATTGTCAACATCAAAATTATGAATCATAATCATCACGATTACATACATAATATGTAATGATTAAATAAAATATTCAATCTATTTTTGTTAAAGAATGTATAATTTTAGGGGTGTATTGTTAATTTATATTACATTTTATACATTTGATATATTTTTTCAAAATAAAATATAACAAAAGTATAATATATAATATTTTTTTATTAATTTTGTACTATTAATATTGAATAATTTAATAACGATTAGTATGTTAATAGTATGAAGGCAATTTTATTAGTAAGGGTATCTACCCAACATCAAGATCTGGTGCAGCAAACCGACAAAGTGAAGGCAGAAGCACTGAAAGATGGATTCTCATCTGATGATATCATTATCATAGAGGATAAGGAATCTGCAGTAAAGTTAAGTGAGGAAGAACGAAACGGACTTAACAAACTTAAATGGCATGTGGAACATGATGACATATCAACTGTATATGTTTATGAGATCTCTCGTCTGTCACGTCGTCCGTCAGTAGTGTATAGCATAAGAGATTATCTTATAAAACATCATGTTCAACTGATAGTGATGAACCCATATATGAGAATGCTAAAAGACGATGGTACATTATCTGAAACTGCAAACATATTCTTTGGGATCTTCGCATCAATGGCAGAAAATGAGGGATACATAAGACAATCAAGAATGATGAGGGGCAAAGAAAAGAAAAAAGAACAAGGATTCTTCGTAGGTTCACGAGTACCATTAGGATATAAAGTTGTAGATCATAAACTTCAAATAGATGAGAATGAAGCACCAATCATACGTCGCATATTTAAAGATTATGCTAATGGGATCTCTCTTCGTAAACTAGCAAAGCAACTGAATGCAGAAGGGTGGAGAAGAGGGACAACAGTTCCAACATTGCAATGTACCATAAGAAACATACTGCATAGAAAATATTATTATGGTGATAAGACTCATCCTGCTATCATATCTAAAGAAGAATATGATAAGACACGAGAACAGGCAATAGCAAAGACAAGCTATAAGACAGATCGTCCTAATGAAGCACTTCTTAAGGGTCTTATTAGAGATAAAGACACTGGATATAGATTATCTTCTAATCAGGCAATAAAACAATATTACTGTCGTGACGTGGGCAAGACAACTGTAACATTTAAAGCTGCACATATGTTCGTATGGGGAGTAGTTAAAGAATGGTATAGTAACATATATATAGTTAAGAAAGACGAATATGTGAACAACATAAAGGAACAGATTAGACGAAATGAAAATATAGTAAGGACAATGGAAAATAATATCATTGCTAATCAAGACAAGATAGATCGTATAGAGGAACGTTATATAGAGGGTAAGATAAACAAAGAGAGAGCAGACATTCTTGAGAAGAAAACATTTGAAGATATGCAATATTATCGTAAGGCAATGAATGAGGCAAACAACGAAATAATAAGACTGACTAATTCCTTGAATGATGAACATATAGTTGGGATAAATGACAACATGACAGCACAAGAAAAGATAGAGGTAATAAGAACAATAGTAAAGCAAGTAGTGGTGACAAGACTTGAAAAATATATATTAGAGATGATGATAGAAAACAAGGTCACAGGAGAACAAAGAACACTAATCATCAACACAAAGAAATGCGAGATATTAGACATGAAGGTAAAGACAAGACCAACATTGTCATACAATAAATGACCCATTCTCACGAACAGGTCATCTGAGTAAAATCATTAGATAAAAAAAATAGATATGTTCTAATGAAATGTATACATTCATAATGTATATAAGTCACTTATCATTGTCACAATCAATTGAACCCCAGGGGATGTCCTTGCCATCAATGATTGTGATACTCCATCCGTCTATATTCTTGTTCTTTAAGAATGAATACTCTACTTGTGTACGCTGCTTGTTTAGATACTTGCTTATTCTATATAATGATGTGAAGTAATGATGTTTGTCTCCACGTGCTATTCTGTATAATTCGTTATTCTTCATTGGTGTCCTCCGTGTCTTCTTTCTTTATTTTCTCTGCTTCTTTTATAAAGAATTCAGTATAATTGTTTTTAACCATATCATACTTAAAATAAATGGTGATTGCCTTTTTAATGCATTTGTCCCATAATACAATTGTGTCTTCTTCTTTCAAGTCTAAATCAACTTTAGCAGCAAATATTTTTTCTGCAATGTCATTAATAGAATGCAAACAATCATCTTCTGGTGTATTATTATAATATATACTACCATTTCTCATTCTATCTAATTTATTGCTTATTTCTTTAAGTGCATTAACTATTTTCTTCATAATTCAGTCCTCCTTATTTTATTTATTTTAAGTTTTGCATTAGTAATATATTCTATATAATCTTTATTAGAATTAATAAGGTCTTGTTTACTAAAAAATATATTTTCACCAAAACATTGTTTTAATTCATCTAAATCTATTAAATACTTTGGATTAAATCTATCTGTCAAATCACAATATATAATATGGTTGTCTTTTAAATTTTTAATAAAATTATTTAAAAATTCTTCTTTTAATTTGCTCACATTTGGTGTTTTATTAAATAATCCCATAATCAGTTCTCCTTATTTTATTTATTATATATAATAATATATAATTTTTATAAAAGATAATTCAAAAAAACAGGGCAACTTTTTTGCTGCCCTGTGTAATTTTTTATACCTCGTAAGTAAGATTTTCTAATTGTTTAAATTCTTGCTCAAAAAACCAATCATCATGACAAACTTTTTCATACTCTTTATTTCTGTACTCACAGAATGCCACTACATGTTTCCATCTATCAAGAACCTTAATCATTTCTTGTCTTTGAAGAACAAGTTTACCTGTCTCGCGATCATAATATTCAATCAATATCAATGACCAATCATTTCCAATGTTTTCAAAAATACGACTCATTTTGATGATCACGTTATCTGCGTTAAATTTTTTAGTTGCCATAATTTTAAAATTTTTGATTGTTAGTATTTGTTGATTTTTGTATTTATAATATTTAAATGATGGGTAAAAAATTCAATGTTGAAGTGTTAAATAATTGTTAAAAAAACAGGGCAACTTTTTGCTGCCCTGTGCAATTATTTTTACCAATCAAGAAGTTTCTTCCATTCGTTATATTCTTCTGTACTCATTTTTCCAAATTGATGCAAGTGCCATATTCTGTCAAATAATTCTTCTTTGCTGTTGTCATCTTCAGGAATCTCGCAGATGTTGTTCATATTTTCCCAAACAATCAGTTCGTCTGTGAAACGTTTCTTCAGTGCATCCATTGAGATTTCATTGTCGTTAAATTCCAACCAAGTGTTATTATAATGTCTTATTTCAATGTACCTTGAAGGTCTTCCTGTAGTACAGAAATCAAAGTTCATACGAACAAGAATGCATTCAGCAACCTTTCCATTATGCGATACCTCACCTGCTTTGATGTTCAACCATTGGCAATCAGTACCCCACTCATCTGGAGTTGTTGCATTCATAATGTTGATTAAGTTCTCGAGATCGATTGTGTTGAAATTAAGTGTCATAATTCTAATGATTTTAAAAGTTATTTTAATTATTGATTTTGTATATCTAAAATATAAATGATGGGTAAAAAATTCAATGTTGAAGTGTTAAATAATTGTTAAAAAAACAGGGCAACTTTTTTGCTGCCCTGTGTAATTTTTTTAATAAAGATATAAAATCTTTATGATTTTATTAATTAAAACTTCTTCTTAAATAATCTTCATCACTGTCAATCAACCATGCATCAATGTAACCTTGAATCTCATAGCAGTCTTTAAAATGATTGATTACATCAATAATGAAGTTGTATGAGTCATATGTATTACGATATTCAGCAGGAGTTCCATCATCATACCATGCAACTGCCTTTTTATCTACAATATAATTATCAAGAATTGACCAACAATAGTCAATGAGTTGCTTTCTGAAATAAACAAGATCAGGTATTGACAAAGAAAGTTCATAATACAATACGGGATGTTCAAATTCACCTTTTGGACTCATGTGATAACTAGCACAGTTGAAGAAGTTCTTCATAAAAATGTTACTTGGTTCAGCATAATTTCTGATGTCAATGTTGTTGATTGGTTCGTAGGTTGCGTTTGTGTTGTTACCCAAGTTCTTGATGTTGTTGATTGTTGCCATAATTTTAAATTTTTTGATTGTTAGTATTTGTTGATTTTTGTATTTATAATATTTAAATGAAGGGTAAAATATTCAATGTCGTTTTGTTAATGATTGTTAAATATTTATTAACTTCTTAACATTTTTTAGGAATATTTTTTATGGTAAGTAGATCTTTTGTAAATTTGTCTAACCTGTTAAACAACAGTACATTACTAATTTATAAACATTTACTATCATGACAAAGAAGAACCAACCAACCGAGAGTGCTAACCAGAGTTTAGATCAGTCAATGGCAAACAAGGGACTGATGAACAGATTCAAGAAGATACTTGACAGTGACTGGATGGATGAATGGACTGCCAATGCAATGTCAGAACTTCTTGATGAATGGCATAACACCTACAAGGAACGTGCACTTAAGAAACTTGATGAGGAGATCGCAAGACTGCAAGAAATGAGAAAACTCGCATTGGAGGACATGTCCCGCGAGAGTGATTAGATTACGGATCACCCTAGACCTTTGACCAACACTTAAAAATGGATGAAAGCGGAGGGTAAGAGAGGTACTTAGGTACCTCTTTTTTAATAGAATGGCATGAGATTTATATTTTTAAATATAATAAATATATTGATGAAGAAAAATAAGATGCCGCTGAAGAGAAGTAGAAACGATGAATTTTATACGACATATGAAAGCATAGATAACATTTATAAGACAGGATACATTGATTTGGATTATTTTAAAAATAAGAAGATTTATTGTAACTGTGATGATTATAGGACGTCGAATTATGTTAAGTGGTGGAAAGATAATTTCTATGAATTAGGGATAAGTGAATTGATTGCGACGAATTATGACATAGGTGAAGGCGCATATGTGTATAGATTTGATGGAATGACAGAGAATGTTGAGAAAGGTATAAATGATGGTTCGTTTGAAAGATATGAACACTTTGTTGATGATAACACCGTGATAAGCACGAACCCGCCGTTCTCGAAGAGCAGGGGATATTATGATTTTCTTCATAGGACGAATTCAAAATATTATGTTCATAACACGATACTTAATACGATTAAGTTTTGTAAGGATATTAATTTAACATATTTTAACAAAGTAGGGTCAAAGAATGAGATATTATATGATGTACCAAGCTGGGATAAAAAGAATGTTTTTGTGACAGGAAGTGGCATAGCAAGTAATGTTGGGTTCATTAAGACATATAGCAAGATTGAATTAACAAAGACATTTGATGAAGTTCCGCATGATTTTTACTATGAAGATGACATATATGAGAAGGGACCTTGGAAAGGCAAGATACTGAATGTTGATAAGATTAAGGAATTGCCGATTGATTATGATGGATATATGGGAGTCCCGATCTCGTTCATTTGCTTGCAGCCCGAGTATAGGGATATGTTCGAAATATATGACATTATATTTTACGGAAACAAGTTTTATAGATTAAGAATTAGAAAAAAATGATGAATTGACCAAATATAACACTTTTAGTGCAGTTCATAACACTGTAAATATTGAATTTAGACATAGTAAAGTTATATTTTTAATATATAACACTAATTGATTGACTTCGTCTTGCGGTAAAGAAGTCGGAACAAAAATATCACAACCATAACGGGGAGGGTGACCGCAAGCACCTGAACTGTTGTGGTTGATTTTTTATATATTATGAGAAAGAATATAAACATTTACCTAGCAGGTAAAATTAAAACACATTGCTGGAGACACAGTATTGTAGGTATGAGAGACAATTTTTGTGGTGATGATTATCACGCATGTAAAGAAAACGTACAAAAATTAAAAAATGCAAAAATGCGGATTGAGGATGAACCGTATGATAATGTGTATGTGACGGGACCATTCTTTTTATCATGTGATCATTCATGTTATCATGGAGAAGGCAGCCATGGATTGGGCATTGGTAGTTATGATTGTTATGGATATGAACGCACATATACGGAACAAGAAGTAATAGATATATGTAAAGCACAAATTAAAAGAGCAGATATTGTTATTGCATATATCAACGATGATACATGTTACGGTACATTGTTTGAGTTAGGTTTAGCAAAACAAATGGGCAAACAAATAGTTACTATTTTTGATAACAAAGAACGCAAGAGAAAAATGTGGTTTATTGCTGCAAATAGTGATTATAGTACAACTGTTGATGAAACAGATACTTCGTATAATTATTTTGAAAGTATTTATGAAGCAGATTTAATAGAATACATAAGAAATAAAATTAAGAATTATAAATGGTATCGTTAATATGAACTTGTTAGGTAAAAGAACAGGAATTGGTGACCACTTTCGTGCTGATAGACGTACACGTATAATGTTTCCTGATGCTGTTGAATATGATGACATTGTAAATAATGAAGGAGATATAGCAAAATGCATCAAGAACAGATACGTTACTGATGAATGGTTGAAGACATGGATAAAGTGTCCTGCTAATAAGGAAATTGGCAAACCCAATGCATTTTATGTATATAATATTGAATATGACGGAATTGATAAACCTGCAGAAAAGTACATTAATGAAGAAGACATAATAAAACAAGAATGTATTCTTTATGAACGTGCAAATGGTGTAATGTACATTGACTTTGATAACATTGATAAGAAAATTGTTGAAGTGATAGAAAAATGTTTTATTGATGTTAGTGAACACATAAAAACATTTCAATGGTTTGAACGATCATGGAGTGGTGAAGGTTGTCATATAAGAATAAGTACTGAACTTAAACTTTATCATAAGGTAGAATGGATGTTCATATATATGTATCATCTTAACATATTATTAAAAGAAATAAATAAATATATTGATACAAGTATGTGGACAACTAATAACGTGATTGATTGGAGTTGTGCAAGTATATCACGAGGATTTGCCATACCTTATAATGAAAACGGTGTGGTGGAAAATATACATTTTGATAAAAACAAGTTTGTTGAATATAATAATGCTGATGAACTTAATTATATAGCAAATTACTTTATGCAGACGTGGGATGAAAATATATATAATAAGTTCCTAGCAAAAATAAATAAGAGACAACATAAACAGTCAAGAATAAGCAAAACATATTCGGTTAAGAATATACATGAAAAATATCATCGTATGGTTGATGGAGAACAATTTGATTATAACTGGAGACTGAAATGTGTAACTACATTAATGGCACTTTATGATAATGATAAGGATAAGGTAAGAACAGCATGTGGATATATTTATAGTTTCATTAAACCTTATAAGAATCATACTTATGTTGAGATGATAGGCAATGAATTGGAGAACAAGATATTTAGAAATGCTGACTTTACTTTAGGAATTAATCATATGATAATAAATGATCTTGAGAAACATTTTGGGTTTGAATTTGAATCTCATTATAAGACTAATGACATATATCTGTCTGAGTTTCATAATGATACATTAAATTTATAAATATATTAAATATTAATTTTATGAAAGAAGAAAAAAAATTTAACAAAGCTGAAAAGACTGTTGATTTAAAATCTTTAATCACAAAGAAAGAATCAAACTGGGAAGACAAGTTGGATAGAAGTAAACAAGGTAACATTGTTCCAACTTACAAAAATCATGTGTTGTTCTGGGAAAATCATAACGTATTTAAGAATAAGAAAATGAAATACAATGACTTCTTACGAATCGTTGAGGTTGATGGATTACCTATGAACAATGTGATGCGTGCACAACTTAGAAATGATTTAGAAACATTTGCTGGGTTTAGAAATAAACAGACGACTGATGATTTTGTTGATGGTTATTCGTATAAGTTCAAATATAATCCTGTAATAAATTATCTTGATAACATAAGAGATAAGAAAATGGATGACATTAAATGTAAGGATGTGTTCTTGAATTGGTTTGACATTGAATATGATAATGATATAGAAAAACATATCATTGAAGAACTTACGGAGAAATGGTTCGTGAGTGCTGTTAAACGTATATATGAACCTGGTTGTCCTGTTGAAGGTATGATAGTGCTTGTTGGTAAGACAGGTATTGGTAAATCAACATTCGTTAATCGTTTAGCAAAGGGATATGCTGTTGAAGCAGCATTCAATATTGAAGATGAAAAGAAGAGTGCTGAAACATTAAATCGTTGTTGGATCTGTAACTTTGACGAATTTAAATCATTGCAGAATAAGGATCCTCAAGTAGTAAAGGAATATCTAACAAAGACTGCTGAAACAACAAGACTTGCATATCGTCATGATGCTGAAGAATATACTCGACACTGTGTGTTCATAAGCAGTACTAATGATATGAATATCTTAAAGGATTACACGGGTGTTGAGGAACGTAGATTCTGGGTATTGAAAAGCAAATTATGTGACAACACAAAGATATTTAATGGATTCACTGATGATATTGTTGACGCTGTTTGGGCAGATGCACTATACATATATGAAAATAATAAGGATTATAATATTACTCGTAGTGACTTCTCATTAAATGAAATGAGTACATTCATTAAGATGCAGCGTAACTTCAAAACATTTATGCGAGATGATGCAATGGACCTCATAAGGGAACTGCTTGATAGAAAATATAAACTTAACATAAACGGTGAGTTCAATACACTTGAAGATTTTAAAGATCAAATAAATAGTCCAAGAACAAATGCATGTGACACAATTAACAGAATTCCAATTAGCTGGGTGAATGTAGTTATGCAAACATTATATCATACAAGTAGAAAGAATGATAAGATTGCTGCTGCTTTAAGTGATGAATTTGAATATAAGAAGTTAAACTGCACAAGTGGATATTGCATGTGTTTAGTTAGAAAAGGTACATTAGGTCAATATAATTCGCTTTTTGATAGCTAAAAATACCAATATACCAACATTTGTACTTATTTTATGGGTATAAATTTGGTCTATAATAGTTACAGATTATAACAAATATATTAAATATTATTATAATCTGTAACTACTTTTTATAATAATGATTACAATATGTTATCATATACCAGATATACCAATATATTTACTAAACAAATATTATAAAATATTATATATATATATAAATTAATAGTTTTTATATATATATTTGTTAGATGACAATTGGTATACGAAAGTTGGTATATGAAAGTAGTAGTGAAATACAAACAATACTACAATGTTTATATTTTTAATTATATAGGGTAATACCCTATGCATTAATGCAATTAATATATACTAATTATTATGCGCAATCTATTATACATAGTTATACTACTCATATTACCAATGTTCATATCTTGTAGGTCAACACAACAGGTAGTTGAGAGAACAGATAGTTTGATTATAGCTAAACCTGTTGTAGTCACTAATACAGTCAATCAACATACAGTAGATATAGTTAGAGATACGGTAAAGCAGAAGGATAGCATATATATAGTACAACGTGGTGATACTATATACCATCACTATTACCACACTACTAATAACATTAGTAGAATATATAGAACAGATACACTACACGATACCATTGAGAGACCAGTAATAGATACAGTAGTTAAGGTACAGACTAATACTATTATAAAAGAAGTACCACGACAACTAACAAGGTGGCAATCAATAAAGATGGATGTTGGTGGTATAGCAATGGTAACAGTTGTAGTATTATTGTTGACATTAATATTATATAAACGTTATGGGAAACGTTAACATTGACCATTATAAACGTTATGGTAAACGTTAACATTGACCATTATAAACGATACGGAAATAAATTATAATTGAATTGTATGGAAGTATACAACACTATCAAACTACCAAATGGAGGTATGATACAGATGGATCAGTTAGCATATGAGACCTTTCAAGGTGTATGTAGTTCTAACTACAGAAGAGAGTGGACAGTTACATTGGACTTCAAGGATGGTAGCATTGAGACTGCTACCAAACCACAACCAACCAACAACATTGAGTTACGATAAATGATAATGTAATTTCATTTCATATTAATAAAATGATATTCAAGTCAACGATTATGCCCTACATTCGCAAACTTTCTCAATCACCAAAGTCTCATTCACATACTCACTCTAAGTATAGAAATAGTAATAAGTGGCAGAGGTTCTATGGTACTAAGGTGTGGAGAGACTTAAGAGAACAGAAGTTAATGGAACAGCCATTATGTGAGGAATGTTTGTTGTTTGACAGGATTACACCAGCAACAGACGTTCATCATAAGGATAAATTTGGAGATTACTATCCTGATGAACAAATGATGTGGGAGAAGTTTTTAGATTGGGACAACTTAGAGTCCGTATGTAAGCAATGTCATAGAAAGATACATGCTAATAAGTAGGATAGCTAACTAGCTAATTAGCAGATAACTTACCTTATATTTATAATAAATATATATATTTTTTGACAAATAACATTGCAATTGGGGTATATATCAGCATCCATCATCCAAAATAACGGGGGACAATGTCATTATAACTACCCAAACTCAAATAAT